CAATAATTGGTCCTGGACGAGAAAGTGGTCATCAAGGTCGAAACAGTAGATTAACCCAAATGGTGCTGATACAGTACAATGTTGAAACATCCACTGAGACAGAGATATAGTTAGTATGATCAGTTCAGTGTAGGACAGTGCGTAATCCACAAGACCTGCTTTGCCAGATTGATTGGAAGATATAGACATGTGAGTAGCCCATTGTGGTGATGTAGACAGGAAGGACCCCTTTTCATCATCTCGTCCAAGGTATCTGTGGACGTCGGTACCACCCACTTTGAGTTTGACAAATTGTTCAACGTCGCTGATAGGAATCAAGGATCGTGACTGTGCTAGTTCGGACACCCAGTTCCAAGCAGTACTTCCTGGTGCCGTTCGAGTGTTGCGGGTTACCAGTATTTTCAGCAAATCCTTAATTGGTGGTGCTGAGTCGATTGGTTTGACCCAACGAGCTACAGCCTTGTCACTTGTTCCTGCGCCTGTGAAAGGTGTTTGTCTCCCTCTGGTAAGTACACACTTGTGACTGTCAGTTAATAATGACATCGCAACAAATCTCCCGTCCCCATTGCAACCTATGATCTCGGGAGGTTGGTCAAACGGAATAGCGTGGAAGTGACCTGATAGCAGGGGGTGTATGTTGGTGACTGTCACTAGATCTCCCAAACCCCACTTCCTCCGTAACACCAAAGGTAGGACGTGGATAGGAACTGTCGAAGGTCTGCGAAGCTTCCATACTAGACTAAATCTCACCAATACTCCTAAAATAAGGTTGTAATCCCTCTCTAGAACCGTGTCAGTTACGTCAACGTTGGTATGTCGGGACAGTGCTACCATAGTTCTACTGTTTGTGAACCTTTTAGAGAAGGAGTCATTAACCCCTAACTGTGAACACTTGTACATCTCGTGCCACACTTTGGGGTCAGCAGGTCGTAGGCGAACTAGTTGACTGTATAACGACTCACGTTCACCCGACTCTGGATCAATGAGCATTGGCTTGATCATTTGATTTCTGGTAACACTATGCAATGTTCCACGTACAGAGTTGTTGACAACTGAGTCAGGTCGGGGGGACCCAGAAAGGGGTATGGAATATGGGTCAAGGATCAAACCGTCCAGGTTGGGGTTCGGAGCATACATCGAGTCAACTTCGAGTAAGGAAAGGTATCGCCTTACTGCAGGTAAGTCCCTTAGCAAGTGTAAGTTAGCTATGGAAGAAGCAAGAGGGTCAGAGTGCCCCCTATAAAGAAACTCCAAGGCACTAGACATTCCAAGACCCCCTAAATTAGATGGTATCGAGAGAAACAAGTCCATTAAATCCTCTGTTGGTTCCGAAACTCCAAGTTCTTGCAGCTTCGATATCAAGCCGGGTCCATGTAAAATTGACCACCTCAGTTCTCGACGAACAAACAAGGATTCCATAAATTTGGTCACTAATAGACAATCAAGACTATCGTTTGATCTGTCTGGGGCTGCTGTACCTGTTGAGGATATGTTTGAGAGATAGTTGCAAACCGTTGGCACGTCAGGAGTTAGGGATGCAAAACACCGTGACACATACTTGATTCCTGTCCCCAGGTATCGACCATGGTACCACAATTCCTTGCCATACGTTAGAAATGAAGTGGACTGTATACACTCCTCCGGTTTGATGATTTGACCCACTTCAAGGCAGCGGTTTGATAAAGTCTCACCAATATTGTCGACTGCACGACGCGTAAACAATTGGACTTCCTCTAAAGACATGTTACTCCGGGGCAAAGGTATGTCCATAGTAATGACTTGATTATCGCCTTGCCCCATCAAGGTATACTCCACACCTAGTGGCGCGAGGGCACGGTGGATCATGGCTATAGTTGCCAGAGTCCAGGGTTTTTGTGCTATCCCTTCGAAGCCCCCGACCTGGTTGTACCACAGTGTATCACTTGGGGTCGGATCTCCACGCTGTTGCTTAACAACTCCATCAGGGACAGTGTGGTAGTCCCGAACATTGATCAAACTTGATTCAAAGAACTCATGTATGTACGTGAACAAGCCTGATGTACCGTACAACTGGTCCAACCTGTGGCCTATAGGACCCACAGTCAAGTCCCTCCAATACAAGTTCCAACTTTCAAAATCGATTTCATAGTTAACTCGAACTGAGCCCGAGTATGCCGGTCGAGAAGCTTGTATTAAACGGTCAGTCAGAGCCTGCCTCCCAATGTTCATGGTCTGTTCTGCAATGTTATGGAAAACTCCCTCGGAGATATTTTTCTCAATCATCACATAGAATGTCCTGATAGGTAGGGTCATCATAGCGAACATCCTCGGCTCCAACTTCATCTCCCGTTCTTTAGGAGATAGAGTAACTATTTTCCAGTCGTCCGGGATGGACCTTGTAGTTACCATGTCACAAATAGCCCTCATATCTAGGTTCTGGGTTGTAAGTAACTCGATCAGTACACGTGGAGACGTGGTTGGCTTCGGAGGATTATAAGGAAGATTGCCATACCACTGTGACCGGAACTCTGACCGCTTGTAGGATATAGATGTATCACGCATGAGATCAACTAAGTCCGTAGCATAGTCGAATGGGATGTCTGGTAAGAAATTGCATGTGCTCCAATCAGACAGAGGATACATTATACCAGCTAGTGGCAACACAGGTTGAGCGTTATCACACAAGTTCTCCAACTGAGTTTTACTCTCTCCCGGTTGACGAGTGAATTCAATAGGCGGCCACCTACCTTTGTTCCTGAGGTACGTTCGCGTGTACATGTGACAAAAGTTCCACTCCAATTCCGACGCTACTGCAGGGTCCGTGTTCAGTTGTCTGGTCCCTATATCTTGTGACTTACGAGCACCCTGTGCTACGTTTACGTATGGATGTCCAGACAGTTTGAGAAACCCGAACAATTCTGCTACCAAGTCAGGAGACGAGATGGACAACAAAATGTCACGTAACTCAGTAGTAGAGCTACCTCGAGGTGATCCAGATAAGCGAGTTAGACTAGCTTCTTTAACTGCATACTTGGCTACCATTCGGTGGAATTGCTGGTTTCCGTCTAGAATACCTTCACCGATCTGGATGATGCGGACTTTACTGAGTGCCTCAATCCCTTTTATTATGTTGTATCCGTCATTCCCATACCGGAGGAGAGTGCTCTCAGCCCAACTCTCGTATTGGTCTAATACACGCAACAATTCTTGCTTACCAGTCATCATGTCACATGATAGAGAGACTATCATCCTTGACATACACAAGTCTTTAACCATCAAAAGAGCGTCCCTGGAGAGTAACAAAAACTTTGGACCTAAGGGGTAGAGGATCAAGTCACGTGTGATAATAGTTCCATTGTAGATCTTAGGTGTACTGAGAGTACCGCGATAAGTTCCTTCTTCCACCACACGTTGCCAAAACAACGCACTTTTTGCACGATCTACGTGTTTCTGGACGTTCAAAGGTTTGATAAACCTTGGGATTTCGCTGTGACGAAGAGTTGACATGGTC